GCTCACCACGACGTCGACGTTGATCGTGATGACCAGGAGGTTGCCGGCCGCCGGGGCGGCCCAGCCCTGGCCGGAGGCCACCGAGAGCGCCGTGACGCCGACGCCGACATTCGACGCCCGCTGGACGGCGGCGATCGCCACGTCAGCTCAGATCAAAGGTCAGACCGTTAAGGTCCTGCATCGTGGTGTACGGCCCGTCCGGCGGCGGTGCGGCGGCGAGCTGGGCGGCAGTGGCCGCGCGGCCCGACGGGGGGATGGTGACGCGGCGAACCATCGCTCCCGTTTCGTCGTTGACCACACAGCGCACCTGCCGCCCGAGCTGGTTGTCGGCGATGATCGCGCCGGACCCGATGGCCCAGACCTTGCCGGACGGGGCGGTCCACGCCACGGGGTTGTTGCGCAGCGCTCCGGTGGCCGGGTCGTAGAACCACGTCACGGTGACCACCGCCTTGCCGGTGTCGTCCGTGATCGTGCTGATGATCTGGCCGTTGAGAGCCGGCATCGCTACTCCTAGGTGAAGGTGAGGGTCGCGGTCGCGGTCCACGTCTGGCCGGAGGCCTTCGTGCCCTGCGCGATGCCGGCCTTGTGGTTGAAGAGCAGCGCGTTGACGGTAGTGCCGCCGGCCACGGTCGGCGTGCCGACGTCCAACCCGAACTCGTTCCAGGCGAAGTTCCCGTCAGCGGTGCCGAAGGTCGCGGAGAAGGCGAGCGTGCGGGTGCCGAGCGTGCCCGCGCCGGAGACCGGCTGGAAGTAGCGGTTCGCCGCGCCGGCTGCCGCGCCGAGGTCGGTGTCGGTGTACGCCTCGGCGGTGTTCGAGTTGCCCACGCCGATGCGGGTGGCGGTCGCGGTGAGTGCCTGCGTGCCGCCCTGCGCGGTGAGCAGGTTCATCAGCCGGGTCCACCCGTTGTTCGTGATCAGGTTGCCGACTAGCTCGCTGGTCTCGTACGGCCGCAGGCCGAGCCGGTCGAAGACTCTCGGCGGAATGCCGATGCTCCGAGCGGGCCGGACGCCCAACCGCTTGATCGCCCACGCGGTCTGTTCGGCGTCCCAGCGCTCCACTCGCCAGCGCGTCGTGCCGAACCCCGCCTCGCCGAGGTCGGTGGCCACGCCGATGCCGAGGGCGTCGACTGCACGTGCTCTATCGATGCCCACGACGGGCCTCCTTCGGATCTGGCGATCGCCTAGGTCGGTGTTCACGCGCCCGAGCCCGACGGCGAGGAGACGACGGTACAGAGCCCGCCGCCGGGCTCGTTACCCGAATCGCAGGGGCGCGACCGCGACCGGGGGTCGGGAGATTCATGAACGAGGGTCAGGTGTCGCTGACATCGTCGAGTAGGTTCAACATCAGCCGGATCAGGGCGTTGTTCTCGCGAGTCAGCTTCTGCACCTGTGAGGTCACCTGAGCTGCCGTCGGGTTGGCCAAGCCCAAGAATGTGGAGTTCGCCTGAAGTGCCTGCTGAGCCTTGCGCGTCAGGTCCACCGCGTTCAGGTCGCTCGGAATGATCGACTCAAGGTCTTCGCCGATCACCTTGCCGGTGCCGTCGGTGACCCGATACCGCTTATGGGTCACCGTGGTCTCGATCAGGGTCCTAGGCATCAGGGAAGCACCACCGCATACAGGCGCTGAGCGTTAGCACTCAGCACGCCGGCCGACAGGGACGCAGGCAGGTCGGAAAGACTTCCGGCGGTCGATCCGAGCTTAGGGTCGAAATTGGCCTCTGCGGTCATCTGCCCCAATGCTCCCAGCGCCTCACCGAAGAACGTGGGCATGGTGGCCGCCGTGACAACCAAGGGTGATACCGCGTACCGCTGTCCGGCCACCTTGTTGAAGGGGGTCTGCCAAGACCGCGTGTAGGCCGTGTTCGCCGTCGCAAAGAGCGTGGTGTCGTTGGCGGTCGCCGCAATCAGAGTCAGACTGCCGTCCGGGTTGACGGTATAGATGCCGATGCGACACAAGGTCGGCGTAGCACCGGCTGCGGTGCCTCCGGAGTACAGACGGACCTGCGTACTGACCTCGGTCTTGCGAGCCGTGAAGTACGCGAATCGCATCTGACCGCTGGTCGGCGCCATGGCGCCACCGTTCCCGACGATCTCTCGCGAGTAGGTCTCGTCACCCACGGCCAGCATATTCGAGACCACGCCAGGGGGGACTGAACTTGTGCCCCCGGAACGCAGGAAATCCGACCCTCCGGTCCGCCTCATGCGATACCCCGTACCGTGACGTCTACGTTGGCTGGGCTGATCAGGTCGATCGTGGCAGTGCCGGTGCCGATGCGACGGAGCTGAAGAGCGGCGCCGATGGCCGCCACCACGACGTCGAAGTCGTTGCCGCCGACGGTCGGGTTGGTCGGGTTGGCGGTGCCGTCATGGCTGATGTAGACCTCACCGAGGCCGTTACGGTTCAGCACCTCAAACGTGCTGAAGTTGTCCGCCGCCGTCAGTGTGACGGTGCTGACGACGTTGGCCGTCAGCGTCAGGTGTCGGACGAACGCCACGACTCACCTCCGGGGTTGGCCAAAGGCGGTGAGGTGCTGAGCCCCACCGCCCTCAGCGGCTCAACTGTTCGTCGTGCTGCCTTCGGAGGTGGCCGCCGCCTGGCGGGCTTCCTCCTCCGCCACTCGGGCCTGGAGCTCGGTCTTGCTGAGCGACTCGGCCTCGCCCGCCGGCACGCCGACCTGGATCGCGTACTGTTCCCAGGTCGCCTTGCTGGCGCGGCCGTCCGGCTTCTCCATCGCCGCACTGGTTGAGCCAGCGTCGGTGGCGGTCTCGCTGGCGCTGGCCGCGTCGTTCATGTCGGCCAGCGTGAGCGGGGCGCCGTTCGGGTCGGACGGGAGCACGACGGGCTGGTCCATCGTGCGGGGCTGAGCCGGGATCTCCTCGGCCGCCGGGATGACGGCCGATTCCCGGTCCGCCGCGACGACGATGGCCCCAGCGTTGGTCAGGGCGCTGACCTGGAAGGCCGGCACCCAGTTCGGGACCTCGTGGCCCGCCTCGACGATCACCGGATCGCCGACGGGGACCTTCGGGTCGTCCTCCTTCGTCTTCTGGAAGGAGAGATCCATTCGAGCGATATACATGGTCAGCTCTCCGATCAGGTGTTCAGGGTGCCGAGGCCGGTGAGCTTGCACGCGGCGCCGGGCTCCTGGACGAAGGGGACGACGGGGCGCCGGCCGCGCACAAGCCACTCGTCATTGCCGAGCGGGTTGCGGCGGGTCAGCGTCTCGACGCCGTTGGCGGGGTCGCCCTGGTACTCCGGCGACGGGATGCGCTCGAATCCGAGCGAGCCGAGGTTCTGCGAGTCCAGCACGATCGCCTGTCCGGCTGTCGGGAGGTTCGGCGTCGGCATGATGGTCAGTCCGGCGAGAACCGGCAGGTCGCCGGACTGCGAGACCGTGGTACCCGCTTCGCGGGCCATCGTCGCGAGGATGTTGAGGTTGCCGACGATGTAGGCGAACGCGAAGTCGTCACACGCCACCACGTCGGGCTCGTAGCCCTTGTTCAGCGACCGGATCAACGCCTTCGCGCGGAGCAGGTCGAGAATCGGGTTGGCCGTGCCGGCGTTCCAGTTGGCGGTGGCCGCGAGCGACTGGGTGACCATGGAGGAGATGACCGCGAGGGCGGTCGAGTCCACGGTGTACACCAGGTAGTTGACGATCTTCTGAAGGTTGCGCTCGACGGCCTGGCCACGGAAGCGACCGACTTCTTCGTCCGTGATCGGGACTTCTTGACCCCACTTGACCGGGTTCGCCGTGGCGGCGGTTCCGGTCGGGGCGAGCGTGCGGGGGTACTGCGCGCCCGGCGCCACGATCTCCGGGGCGTCGGCGGTGTAGATCGACTCGTCGGTCTCGTACAGGATGGACGAACCCTCCACGCGGCCGGTGAGCAGCCGGTCGGCGATGAAACGGTTCTCGGCGAGGGTGCGCAGCCGTCGGTTGACGGCCGTCGGGTTGTTCAGGAAGCGCGAGATCGTCAGGACATCGCCCGTGATCGTCGGCGCCACCGGGGGATACGTGATCGCCACGGTCTAACTCCTCTCAGCGTCCGACGAATCGGATGATGGTCGCGTCGGCGCCCGCGCGGTCCGCGACGCCGACGAGCTGGCCGAAGGTGCCCGCACCGATCGCGGCGACGACGCCGCCCGCACCGGCCGCGAGGTTGTCGCCGGCGGCGATGGCGCCGGTGCCGAGCACCTTGTGGGTAAGGCCGGCGAGCGGCCAGACGTCGACCTTGGCGCCGGAGGCCGCGTCGAATGCGGCCACGCCCAGAACCTTGGTCGAGGCGGCGCCTGCGGGACCGACGGTGCCGGCACCGGTGACCTCGACGAGCCGACCGGCAGTTACGGTCGCGGACGCCTGGAGCGTCCACGGCGCCGTGCCGTTGGTGAAGACGGGGGTGTAGTCAGCCATGGCTCAGACCGCCTTTCCGTACATCGCTTCATACGCGAGGTCGGCATCGTTCTTGTCGACCTCGGCGCCGAGCAGACCTACCGAGCTGGTCGGGATGGCGTTCTTCGGCATGAGCTCGATGAACGCCTTGGTCGCGTCCGGGTTGGCGTCCCACATCTTCTGGTAGTCGCCGAGCTTGGCGACCGGGAACCGGGAGTCCTTCATGGCCTTGGTCAGGAAGGCGTCACGCTCCATGAGCTTGACGCGCTCGTTCGCCTGGACGCCCAGGTCGGCCTTGCGGAGCAGCTCCTTGTAGTTGTCGCCGTCGAGCACGATGGCGCCGGAGCCCTTGGGGATGGCGGCGAGCAGGCTCGCCGGGTCGGTACCGGTCGGGGCGGGCGTGGCCGCAGGCGGCGTGCTGCCCGACCCCGAGGTGAGCGCGGCGAGAGCCACGTTCATCTCTTCGTCGGAAGCGTCCGGCGCCAGGCCGAGACCCTCCTTGATCTTGGCCTTGTCCACGGACAACGCCTCCTTTTCGGGTGCTGCGGTGGAACCCGAGGTGTCGGCCTCGGGGGTCTGCGTGGCGGTGGCCGCCATCTTGCGGATCGCCGCACCGGCCGGTGTCACGTCCGGGGCGATCACGGGCTCGGCCTGCGCCTGCGGCGGCGCGTCGATCGGCACCGGCTTGACGTAGCCACCCTCGGCCATGTCGCCGTCCTTGAGTCCGGCGGCGGCGAGGGCCGCCTTGCGGTTCGTCCAGCGCGCCGGGTTCTTGGCGGCGGCGGCGGACTTCACGTCGACGTAGTTGATCGCGACTTCCTGCGGCTCGCCGAAGACGAACTTCTCGCCGGACAGCTCGATCGGCACGCGGTAGAACTTGCCGGACGAGTCGTCGGCGGCGATCAGCTCGAGCGGGTCGACGTGCATCGCCGTGATCCACATGCTGTATCCAGCGGACTCGTAGTACTGACGGCTGATGTCCTCGACGGACACCGACGCCTTCACGGCGCCGCCGGTAGCGGTGGGCATGGGACCTCCTAGGGACATGCGGACGGTGGTACGCAGGCGGGGCGCGCTGAGCTCGGTCCCCCACGTGGCGATGCAGGTGCCACGGCAGCGGGCGCCG